GTCCAGCAACCTACAAATCCAACGGCAACCGGGACAGTCGTGTGTTGCCTGACGCCGATAAAGTCGGCCTGAAATCGTTTCAAAACGACCACGGAACAATTTGTCATTGACGGTCATGTCGAGCCAGATCAGAAATTGCCATATCGCATTCATGGTTTGTGCAACCCATGTGACGCCGCTGCCCAGAGGATTGCGATTGCGGCCAATACCGCAGCGGCCCATTTAATTAAATCGCCCAAAACTTTGAATGCTGATATTCCGACCTGGGCGCTATCCCATGATTCGATCATTTCCCGTAACTTACGCATCTCTGCATCTGTTAGTTCACCCATTTGCAGACCCTCGTAATTTAAGAACCATTCGTCCAACAGACGCGAAAAAGTCCATTGCCGGTTTGTTGTTTTCCCAGTCATTAATTAGCCTTGCCAGTTTCACCACCGCATCAGGCTCAAGGCGGTATTTAACGCACCGCTTCAGCAGGGGGCATGAGTCGTCGCAGTTATTGTCTGGGCTGCATTCGGTTGTCATTTCACAACCTCTTCTGGTCGAACGTGCCAGTCGATGACCGCGTTGAATTCGGCAAGGCATTTGTCGAGTCTGGAATAGTTTTCGGCGACGTTGACACCGATGGCTCGGGTGACTTCGGCCTGGTAGGCAAGATCAGCGGCACTTTCGGTAGCGGGCGCTGAAGCAGATGGGCCGGTGGCTGCGGGCAATCCGGTTTTAGCACCGCTGGCGTACTCCACCAGCACCCTGACAGAAGGGTCGCACACGCCAGTAATAGCGTTGGCATAAGCCATGTATTCACGTTTCGTGTCATCTAGCCTCCGTTGGGTGTCCGCGAGTTTTGCGCTGAGTCGGTTGCCTTCCTCGATGCTCGCAAGATAGAGCTGATGCGATTCCTCTGCCTGCGCTGCATCAAGTAAGAGATGCTTTTGTTCGCAAGCGTTAGCACCCATATCGAAGATATGATCGCAAGCACGCCACACGCCAAAAAAAGTAGCACTGGCAACAGCAAGAAGAATCCATGTCCTGATCGATGGCATGTCATTTGCTCGCTGTTTTTTCAGTCCAGTCTCGTGCCAGCCATACGGCCAGCACGGCGCCGAAGGCGATGCCAAACTCGGTGGCAGTCATCGCGGGGAAAGTGATCCCGAACAGCGTCAGTCCAGCGACAGCGAACTTGTAGATCAGCACCAGCGTGGCAAGCGTGACGAAAAGTAGGGTGTGCGATTCGCGGCCGCGTGAGTCTTTGATGGTTGGCAGGATGCTCATCGGTTATCGCCCCATGCGAGACTGTAGTGATTGCCATCTCTGAAGCGTCCGCCCCAACTACCTCCTTGGCTTTCCCACCACTCGCCGAGTGGTTTGTGCGCGTCTGAATCCGGCAAGTATTTGCCGTCTTTGAACAGGTTGAGGTCAATGGCAAGGCGCAACTTATGGCATGAATTAGGATTTCCATAACCCATGGCCGAACCCATTTGACCGTGTAACCGCGGATCTCTGTAGGCGTCACCGAGCGTTACTTGGTAGCCAAGTTCAGCGGCTTTCTGGATTAGCTTTGCGACTAATTGCGCAAAATCTTGCTGCTTTTCGGCGAGTGTCATTCAGATTCCTCGTCAAACTTGAAGATCGGGCAGTTGTGCGCGGCGGGAAAGTCTTTTTTGCCGTAGTCGCAACAAGCCATGCGGTGTTCGGTGACGACGTGCGAGCAGATGCCGCACTGATCTTTCAGGTCGTAAATCAGTTGCCAGCCTTCTGTTTTGATAACCGGGCGATGAGCGCTCATGGCATTTCACTCGTCATTGATGGCGTAATTTCATAGTCCACCAAAGTCACTTTCTTGGTGGCTAGCATGGCTTCAAACGCGGCGATGCTATCCAGCACATCCTCGATGTCCACGCCATTTCGCGCGGCGATCATCTGCGGACTGGCGATTCCGGTTTTGACTTCCATGCGAGCGGCTTCAATGTCTTTTTTCGGGTCCACCCAGGCCCAGCGGCGGCCCTGCCATTCGTGCGCGCTGAATTTTTCCGCTTTCATGATCGGCAGCGGCGAGCCGTTCGGCATGGTGATGCTGCTGTAGGTCATCGCGCTGGCGAACCATTCGGCATAGACCGGCTCGATAAACGCTTCGATGAACCAGTTTTGCAGGGTCACCCACATATCGCGCTCTTCCAGCTCGGCAATGCGGGCGCTGGAATAGTTCACATCAGTCATGTCGCCGGTCAGGTTGTGCGCGGCGACATCCATGCCCATCGCCATGCGGCGGGCGAATGCCTTGGTGAACGGCTCAAACACGGTGTTCGGGTAGGCGTATTCCGGGGTCTTGATGTCGTAGCCATCGGGCAAGATGTCGTAGACACCGGGTGCGCTGATCTTGATCGGCTGGCCATCGACTGTTTCGTCGGCCAGGCTGCCGGCGGTTCCATCCGGCGACACCAAAAAGCCGAGGCTATCTGCGCTACGGCGGGCGTTAAGCAGCGCGGATTTGTGGAACTCGCCCAGGTCGTGCATATCCAGCATGGTGGCGTGCATCCAAGGTATTCCGCGCACCTGTTCTGCGTTTTCCGGCAAGAACACATGCAGGATTTCAGAAGCTTCAAAACGGGCGGATGCGCCGCTGCCAACCTGGGCGCGCAGGTAGTAAGCCACCGGGCGCGAGTAGCCATCGATTTCGATGCCCATCATGACGGCATTCTGACCTTCGACGGCGGCGCGGTTTTTGCTGGTATCCAGGCGCGCGGTGTCGAGGTGGCGCAGCGCGTAGTGTTCCGGGTTGCGCGCATCGGCGCGGATGATCTGGATGATCGCTTCACCATCGCGCGCGACGGCAATTGCCACCGCGCGGCACAGGTCGGCGAAGGATTGGCGGCCGGTGATGTCGGCGCTGCCGCGCTTGCTCCACTTGCTCCAGGCCAGTTCGATGGCGGCATTCGCCAAAGTGTCCGGTTTACCCGGACCGTTCATCACGCGCGCCTGCAAAATAAAACCGTTGCTGCCAACCACGTTGCGGCCAACCAGTTTGGTAAACCGGCGCGCCAGAGCGTTGTTCTTCGCCAGATCGCGCGAACGTGAGCGCAGGGCGTCCAGGTCGCCGCGCAAGTCTTCATTAATGGCGCGCTCGTTGGTCAGCCAGGAGGAGGTCAGGCGGTCGAACGTGGCGCCAAGGAAGCGGCGTTTCTGGATGGCGGCCGGGGCGGGTGTGCGTTTGAAAAAGTCGAACAGGCCCAAGGTCAGAACCTCACAAGGATGCGGCGCGCGGGATTGAGTCCGGCGGCGAGTTTTTCTGCGGCGTCTTCGCGTGCCACTTCACGCTCAACCAGCGAAATGCGCGCCTGAATGTCGGCCGCTGATGCGTATTTCATGCGCCGGCCGGCGATCTCGTATTCCTGCACCGCGCCATTGCTGGCCAGCCAGGTGACCAGGGCGGCGCGCAGATCGTCCAATGCTTTGCGCGCAGTGCTGCGCGCTTCAAAGCCGGCGGCTTCTGCGGCCAGATTGGGGCGGATTTTTAGACTGCCGCGCGCGATGGTGTGGCGTGCAGTGCCCAGCGTTACGGCGGATTGCCAGGTGTAGTCGCCAGCGGCATAAGCCGCGGAAGTCGCGGCTGCGATGCTGATCAGGTGATCGTCACCGTCGGCGCTAGAGGTCAGCGTGATCTTTCCGGCGGCATTGATCAGCACATAACCCAGCACCCAACCAGCCGACGCAGGAAAATCTGGCGTCGCAATCAGCCAGGTAATGGTATCGCCGGCAACGACTGACGCCGGTTCGATGGTTGGGATAGTCTGAGCCATGCAGCCGTTTTAACGGCTGGGCGTCAACCCGATAAGGCAAGCGGGTTGACGGCTACCCGTTGATGATCTTCCACACCCGCTGCCTACTAAGCCCCCATCTCCGAGCCAGGAGTGGGATACGCTCGCCTTGCTTGTGCGCGCGGATGATGGCGCGGTTTCTAGCGCTTGTTTCCAGTCGCGCATCCTCTGCGCGGCCGGCGATGTAAACCCGCTCACCAGCCCATTCCTTGCGCACACTGCAAAGCACTTCCCGCACTTCATCCGCCAGGCCGATGCGGTCGGCCAGTTGGTTGGCCAGGCGGTCGTAAATGTCTTGCAGGATATCCATGGTTACCTCGTGATGTAGTAGCGGGAGCGGGGTGCGGGTTTGGTTTCTGGCGGCGCGATTTGGCCGACATCAAGATTGCTTGGCGTACTGATCGCGGCAGATTCCAGCTTGGCCGCTTCACGTACCCAGAACATAGGATCTGAGACCAGTCCGTCCCTCGTATTGCGCAGGCCGATCAGCGTGTGTTTCTGGTGGCCGATGGCCCAGGCATAGACCAGCGTGTCGATCGGCTCATTGCGCTTGTTTCTGGCGCCGGATTTCTTGACGTAGCGGCCCTTCTCCGGATCGAACACTTCCGCCAGCAGGCCATCGTAATAGTCCATCGGCATGCCGGCGGCGTAGTGGATGATGCGCTCGCCTTCAGGCAGCTCGCCGTCGGTTGCAATGCGGTTGTACAGGTAGTTTTTGGCGTGTTCGGTGCCAACGTTCCAGACGCCATAGCCGCCCTGCACAATCTTGCCGCGCCGGTTTTTGTCGATGTCGCTGGCCGCCTGGGCAATCGGCCGGTTCATTCGCGTGGTGCTGCCCTGCACGGCGTAGACCGGTACGCGCAGGCTGGAACGCTGCACGAAGTCGCGCACTTCCTTGGAGCGGTGGCCCCGGCTGTCGATACCTGCCGCGCGGATCTTCATTGGCCGGCCGAAACTGTTAACCAGCGGCAGGTGCAGGTAGGCTTCCAGTTCGTCCCAGACTTCGGTGTGCGTGGTGTCGCGCTGCGGCAGGCGGATTTCGTGCCAGTCCAGCACGAACTGACGCGGCGGGCCGAACGGGTGCACCGGCGCGCCCCATCCCAGCATCGTCACCGCCAACCATTCATCCTGCGTATCGATGCCGACGCTGATCGCCAGACAGCCGGGCGGGATGACGCGCATGTCGTAGTCGCTGGCGCGCTTCACCAGCGCGGCGCTGGTGACATTGCGCAGCTTGCCGGCGCGGTCTTCCCATGTCTCGCCAAGTCGCTGGTTGATGAACACCTTCAGCGTGCTCGGGTCGTTCTTGGCGACCAGGAAGTCCTGCGCCATGGTCAGCCAGGACGGCCCCAGCCCGATTGGCGTGGTCATGGCGCTGATGTGATAGCCGCGCTTGGTGATGATCTCCGGGGTTTCCGGCACCCAGATGCCTTCGCGCAGCATCATCGGCTTGGCGTTTTCCTGAATGCCATGGCCGCACTGTTCGCACTCGTATTCCGCCCAGGCCGGGATGACGTGCGTTTTGTCCCAGCGCATATTGCCCCACACCAGCCGCTGGCGATGGCCGCAGGCCGGGCACGGCACCTGATAGCGGCGTTTGTCGGTGCGCTCATAACCGCGCTCGATCAGCGACACGTCCTTGATCGTCGGCGTGGAGATGAAAACAAGCTTCGAAGTGGCGGGGAACGTTGTGACTCGGCCGCGTACCAGCATTTCCGGGTCGCCTTCGTCGCCGATTTCCTGCGGGAAGCGGTCGAAGTCATCGCTCACCACCACGCGGCAGGTCTTCTGCGCGTAGCTGTTCGGCGAGTTGGCACCGGACATAAACAGGATTCCGCCGGGAAAGTCGATCATGTCGGCCCGGTTGGCTGCATCCCGGGTGCGCACTCCGCCCAGCAGATCGCGGATGACTTCGGTTTCTTGCAGCAGCGGGTTGAGCTTCTGCGCCTTCCACTTGTTGCGCTCGTCTTCGGTCGGCAACAGCACCATCACCGGGCACGGCGCGTGCTGCATGTAGTAGCCCAACACGTTGACAGTGGATTCCGACGCGCCGCCCTGCACCGATTTCATCAGCCAGATCTCGCGCACGCCGTTGTCCAGCCCGCAGGCGTCCATGATCTCGCCCAGGATCGGATTGCGCGCCGTGCGCCACTGGCCCGGCTCACCGGACTGCTTGCTGGTCAACCAGCGATGCCGATCCGCCCATTCCGAAACGCGCAGCCGTTGGCGCGGGGCAATCGAGCGGCCACCGCGTGCGATCAGTCGGGCGGTTTGCTGGTCTGCATCCATGGTGAGCGCGGTCATGTTCGGATTATCCCTTTCCCGGATCATCGGCCGCGTTGCGCAACTCCTGCGCGCGGCGTGCGGCGCGCTGGCTCATGCTGGCCAGCTCGGCCTGCACCATCTCCACCAGCGCCGCCCGCACTTCCTGCAAATCGGTGATCGGCGCCAGCACCGGCGCCCAGCGATCCGGCACGTTTTCCAGGCTGGCGCGCACCGCGCTGCCCAGGTCGTCAATGGCAAACTCGGCCGACTCGCGCAGCACCAGATCAGCGGCTTTCTTGTCGCGCTCCATCTGCGCCATTTCCGCATCGGCGCGCATCTTCACCGCCTGCCAGTGTTTGTAGCCCTTGTCTTCATCCTTGGCTGCGGGTTCGCTTTCCGTTTGTGTTTGCGCCTGGCGCCGGCTTTCCGCGTGCCGATCCGCCACCCCGGCCCGCGCCGGGTTGTCGGTCTCGCGGATGCGCTGGATGCTGGCCTCTACATCCACCAGCCGGCCAGACTCATCCATCACCATCCGACCATCTGTCTTGAGCTGGGTAATCCACGACTTGGCGCGGCCGATGCGGCGGGCGAAGGCGGCCTGGGTTTCGAGTGTCACTGGTTATTCGTCCTTGGTGCCATCCAGCGTCGGCGTGCTGTCGTCGCCGATCAGCATCTTTCCCATGTGGCTGATCTTGTTGGTCGCCATGCCTTCTTTTTTGAGTTGCATGTTGACCTTTGCCACATTCACTTCGGCCTGCATGCTGGCGGTCAGTTCTTTGGCGAGCGCGGCGATGGCTTGAGCCTTGCCGGTATCCATCCGTCCGGCACGGACATCTTGCATGGATTCGGCGATCAGGCGGCGAATGTCTCCGGAAGTGCGGATGATTTCATTCATGGTGGTTC